CGCGCGAGCTGCCGATCCTCGTCGTCTGCACCGCGCGTCCGGAGCTGCTCGAGCGGCGGCCGGGTTGGGGAGGCGGGAAGCGGAACGCGACGACGATCTCGCTCGGTCCGCTGTCCACCGAGGAGACGGCGGCGCTCATCGGCGAGCTGCTCGACACCGCCGTCCTGCCGGCCGAGACGCAGACCGCCCTCCTCGAGCGCAGCGGCGGCAACCCGCTGTACGCCGAGGAGTTCGCGCGCCTCGTTGCCGAGCGAGCCGACCGACTGAGCCCCACGCATGGCCTCGCGAGCCATCGCGCCCTGCAACGTCTCGGCAGTGGACGATGACGTGGCGAGATCACGCAGAGCGCCGGCCGTCGTCTTGGCCGTGTCGCCCTGCTTCTTGGCCGCCTGCTCCGCCTTCTGCGAACCGGATGCGATCTTGCCGGCGGCAGCCTCGGCCTTGGCGGACGTGGCGATCAGCTTTTCGAGCGCGGCCTGAGCCTGCTCGACCTGATCATACCGGACAGACAACCCGAGCTCTGCCACATCCACAGCGGTCACTCCTTCTTGCGGTTGACGATCTCGACGTACTCAGCGTCCGCCGCGCGGATGCCCGCGTGGAAAAGCCGGAAGTCGTCGGGGTCTGTGATGCCGTGCCGGTCGGCCCAGCGGTCGATTGCGGTGAAGGGGATCGGGCCGAAGCCGAAGCCGACCTTCCTGTCGGAGGACAGCGCCCAGAATGCGGACAGGATGTCGGCCGATCCGGGGCACATTGGAGGGGGGGCGAACTCCGGCGGAATGTCACGGTTCTGGCTTACGAACCAGTCGAACGCTTCGCCGGTTTCGAGCCGCCAGCGGACGGCGTCTCTGAGTTTTTTGTGATAACCGCCTCGGTCTCAGTGACTCCGCGGTCAACCACGCGCGCCGCCCAGACGACGGCGTCGGCGAAGTTCTCGAAGTCGGGATCGGTCAGCCAGCGGTGTGCCAGGTCTGCATCGTATGGGACGGGCTTGCCGCCATCCGTGATGTTGTCCCAGTCCTGAAGCACGGCCTTGTGCAAGACCTCTTTCAGGACAGCCATACCGGCCGCAGGCTTCAGCGATCCGTCGCGCTCGCGCTGGTCGGGCGGGACGGCACGCTCCAGGCGTCCGCGTAGGGCAATGGCGGCGGGACTGGACAGGCCGCACACCTTCAGACGGACATCGCCCATGTTGGGAATGTCGTCCACCCACTGACCGGCCGCGATGATGGCGGCGTTCTTCTTGACGCTCGAAATTTCCATGATGATTTCCTTGTCGGGAGGATCGGGGCGAGCGCCGACATCGCCCGCCCCTGGCCGCAAATACGCGCGGCGTCATGCTCCGGTGTCGGGCCGGATCGGGTTAGCCGAGCGGGAGGGTCTCGACGATGTTGCTGTTCGGCGCGAGGGTGAACGACAGCATCGACGCCGTGTTCGCTTCCCCGCCTTGGTCGCTCTTGGACATGACCAGAGCGATGAAGTTGAGGGTCGTGCCGGTCGGGGCGGTCGTGCCGGTGTGCACGCCCGATTGCGTGCCAGACGTGGTGATGGCCGCGCCGCCGGGAGTGGCCGAGACCGAGAAGCTATTCGCATCGACCACTGTCTTGACGTAGTAGGTCGTGCCGGCAGTCAGCCCGGTCGGGAGTGCGCCCGTGGTCGTGAGCACAACCGGTGTATTCGCGGCCAGGCCATGCGCGGTCCATGTGATGACGCCCGGCGCGGCAATGGTCATGGTAACGGTCGCGGTTTTCACGGCGGGCGCGTCGTCCATGACGAGCTGGAAGGCGTAGTTATTCTGGCTCGATGCGGCGGCCTTGAGCGCCTGCTGCCCGGCGTCGGATTGGATACGGGCGAAGCGGTACTCACCGGCGGGCGAGCGCTTGGTGCCCTTGCCGATGACATCGCGGTTGCGATTGATGAATTGGGTGGCAATTTCAGCCGCCACATCGCCAATCGGCGGACGGGCAGTCCAGCCATCGATAAGGGTCCAAGTTTGCGATGTGAAGTCGGAGGCCGTGAAATCGGCCGCCTTATCGGAGAGAACGCCGCCAATATACAGCTTCTCACCAGCCACACGTTGAAGCGGCATGTCGTATCCTTTCAGAAGGAGAATGCCCGGAAGCGGGCGGAGTCACCGGCAGGGCCGGAATGCTATGCGAAACAGAGCCACCGCACTTGGACGGGGCAGCGCCAGTAAGCGTCGTCTCTGAAAATCGACGGCGGCTTTGGCGGCTTTTCGACTTGGACGGTCACGCCGTCGCTGATCATCTTCAAGTCGGTAGGAAACCAAGCGGCAATTTGACCGGCGTACTGCTTTTTAACCGCATGCGACCTCGCCATTGCGACTGGAAACATGAGGTGAATGCCAAGTATTCCCATGCGCAATACTGGTCCTGTCGAGGAAATCAGCAGGCGCTCAGGCTCATTGCTGTTGTCGAACACTTCGATGTATGGAATCGGTCGCCCGTTCCCATCTACCGGCGGCGTAAAGTTCTCGTCCGGCCAAGCGACGGGGAAGTTGACCGGCGACGGCAGCGCAGCCACGCGGGCCTTCAGGGCTTGCCAAATCGCGGTCTCGACTGTGGCGGCGGTCATGTCACCTCACTGGTGTGGTCGCTATCGCAGCGGGCGAAGCCGTGGTATGCGTGGCCTATGTCCGACGAATTGACGCTCAAGTTCGACGCCGCCGGCATGTCCGACCGCGAAATTTACGACATGCTGCACGACGCCCGGCTTGAACTTGAGGCGGTGACGCCCGCGACCGTGCATGGCGAGGAAGCCATCCGGCGCCTGATCGAAGAAATCCTTGTCCTTCAGGCCGGGCTCATCACCTTCATTGACCGCGAGACACCGCCTGCTTGACCCCGGCCGCCGCATTGTTGACGATGGTCGGCCACCGCTGTGCGGCGAGCCCGACGAACTGGTGTTTTGCCTCCTGATACTTCCCGTATGAGGCAGTGAAGCCCAGGTAGAGCGTGTCCTTGATGCCGGTTGACGCGATGACTAGGTTGGCCTGCGAAACGTCCGGGAAGTAGGCCAGGCCCGTGACCTCGTCGCCGGGGCGCGCGGTCGGGTCGATCTTCGGCATATCAGCGTTCGACGCGACCAGACTGGAGCGCAGGAAGCCGGTCCTTGTCGGCATGTGCCCGCCGTCGCTTACAGGCGTCAGCATCTCCGTCACAAGGCTCTGCGCCGCCGTCTTGAACGTCGCCTCGACGCGCGCATTGGCCTTGTCGCGCCAGGCTTTGACCGCATCCGCGAATGACGCCATCAAAGCAGACCTTGGGTGAAGTCGATCTCGTAATCCAACTGGCACAGGCAGCCTATGGTCTGGCTTGCCGGCGCCTTCGGATCATGCGGGTACATCATGACCGTGCCATCCGGCAGCGTAAATGGCTGGCTTAGGCCCGCCGTCTTACCCGCCATGGCGATGTGCAGGTGGCGCGGGTGCTTGCTCGGCAGGTGGCGCCACTTCCGGACGACAGCCGTCTCACTGACCTTCCCCGCCTCTGCCGCCTGCCTGTAGGCCTCGTGCTTGCTGGCCTCCATGGCGATGCGGGTCTCATTGAGCCCAATCGTGTCGCCGCGGAGTTTCAGCAGGCTGTCGGCATAGCGCCCGGCGATCTTCTGCGCCGTCTCCGCGTCCACCGGCTTCCCGGCGTCCATGGCCTTCTTGACTGTGCCGTCGAAGCGCTTGTCTCGGCGGGTGCGCGTGAAATAGTTCTGCATCACGGCCGGGTCGCCGCTCATCAGTTCAGCTTTGGCCGAAGTTACAAATTCCTGTTGCGGCCGGGTCAGGCCGATGATGCCGCCGTCGCGCTTGCCCGTGGCGCGGTTGACACGGCCAACGACATCAAGCGCGGTCTGCGTCGGGTTGCGGCCCTGCGACATGCCATAGCTGAGCGCCTGCCGGATGCCGTCCTTCTGGTCGGCGATGATGTTCGTCACCAGATCCGATGACCGGCCTCGCAGCCACGTCTCCGCGACAGGGTTACGGACATCGAACCGGACCACGATGCGAGCGCCGCCGCTTGGGCTGCGCGGGAGAGCGATCCCGCCGATGGTGAACCTGCCGCCCGCGCCGTATGCCGCCTCGATGGCTTGCTCCAACTCGATGAAGGCGGCCCGGCCGATGTTCATGGCCTCGACGGCGCCGTCCAGGTCCGAGACTTTGAGCCGGTCCACGACAGCACGCAGGACGATGCGCGACTTGATCTCCTCGATGCTTCGGCGAAAGGCCTCCGCGATGACGGGGCCGAACTTCTTGACCAGCGCCTCCGCCTGTTCGCGCAACGTGGCCATGACTACCCCTTGATCGCGATCTTCCAGGCGCAGACCGTGCCTGCGGGCGGCACTGGCATGACCTTCAGGATGGTGCGCGGCTTGTCGTCGATGGTCAGCACGTCCGTGAGCCTGGGCGTGTCCGCGAACACGGCCACGGTCGCCATTTCGTCGGCTGCGGTGATGGTCGTCCCGTCGATCAGTTCCTTGTCGACGCCAGTGACGGTGCCATTGAGCGTCCAAGTCTGGAGCGCGCCCTCGACGGGCGGGTCCCATTCATTGGCCGCGGGCGTGGGCGTGCCGGCGCGGGACAGGACGATGGTGCCCTGCTTGTACTTGGCGAGCAGGCGCGAGGCCGTGCTTTGCAGGCGGGTGTAGATATCAGCCACAGGTCGAGCCGCCAATGCTCAGAAGGCCAAGCGCAGGACGGTTCAGACGCATGAACGGCTTGAGCAGCGCGTCAATCTGGGTGAAGATCGGCATCAGCTTTTCAGCCTGGGTCATGCCTGAAATATCCTCGTACTCGACCTCGACCGCGCCCTCGACACGCTCGCGCTTGACCGCGTTTGCGGCGGAACCGGAGTCGGACAAGCAACCGGGCGACAGGGCTTCCTGATACGCGGCGATGTAGGACGCCTTGGCGATGGCGACGGGGATGATCGTATCGCCGACGACGGTTCCACCCACGACGGCGCCAGTGCGGGGCCAGGCGCGCTCTTGGCTGATAGGGTCGGCCGGATTTCCGACCCACCCGCTCAACAGATCGGCGCCCAGACCATCAACATAATCGCTGCCGCGTTGACGCAGAACGGCGACAGCAGGCGCGCCAACAGGCAGGCTATACCCC